TTGGGGTCCGTGATCCGTGCGGGGGGGAGATAGTGCGTGAGCGATTCAGAAAAATATTTTCACAAAAAATTTTTGTAGCAAATTGGTGCGTAGCGCTTATTATTAGAGCAACTAATGACCTGGGGGTGGTCATGGAGTTAAAGACTTGCACCAATTGCAAGCAGGAGCTCCCATCAGAAAATTTTGAAGTATTTAAGAAAGGTGGCGTCCGGTCCGTTTGCAACAAGTGCCGGAACGTCCGTCGAGTAAAAGATCCACGGAGTTACCTGACAAGACTGTGCAGCAAGTTAAAGCACAGTCGCAAAGGCACACACGAATGGGCCATTACAGCAGATGACCTAGTTCAACTGTGGGAAAAACAGAATGGCAAATGTGCCGTGTCAGGTATGAATCTGACCTGGCATGTCGATGGCCGTGGGCATAAAGAGTTCAACGCCTCCATCGATCGCATTAATGCAGACGCCGGGTATACCCCGGACAACGTCCAATTAGTGTGCTACCGCGTGAATATCATGCGTCACACGCTCTCAGTAGACATGTTTTGGTGGTGGGTTAAGAACATACACGATCATTCTATTGAATGAACCTATTAGTCAGGCTAATATTCCGCATATGGCAATGGTCGAAATGGTATGCATCGAGGGTCTTGACGAAGCGATCCTTGGAACAGCGTTCGTGAACGGCGAAGAAGTCATCGCATATGACGCAGAGGTTGCCGAGCAGCTTGTGCTGTTTATGGAGTATGGGTCGCTTTACGACTTCGTCGAGTCCATTGGCCTTGAAGACCTGGGCGCTAATGCCCCGATCTTCGTTTACCAAGATGAAGGAATGAGGCTACAGCTTGGAGAAATCACACGGCGACGTGTCCATTAGCGACACGACAGAGATTACTCATACCGAGTTCCAGTCACATATGCCCTATATGGGACTAGAGCTGGGCGAACTGACCGTGCAGCAAGAAAAACTCGTCCTCTTGATATCAAGCGGTATGACGATTGCAGCAGCCGGACGCGCTGCGGGGTACAAGTCTCCACAATCTGCTAGCGCAGCGTCCAGAAACCCTCAGGTACAGCAAGCGATCCAGTATTTTCGTGACCAGATGCGCGAAGAGGTGAAGTTCACCAAGGTCAACGCGCACACCATGTATATGGAAGCGTACTCCGCATCAGCGACCGCGACTGAGATGAAGAACACCGTCGATTCGCTGGTCAAGCTGCATGGTCTAGGACTCCCCGACCAAGCTACCCAGATCAATATCAACCTCAACGCGTCCGCGAAACAGATGGAGCGACTGTCTGACGAAGAGCTCCTCGAAATCGCGGGTAAATCTAACCAGTATTTGGAGCCTACAGGGTCTTGAACGCAGAGATACCAAAGCGCAAATGTGGCCGGTGTCGAGGTCTATTCCCTGAGACGTTGTTCGCAGACGGCAGTGGTGTCTGTGTGTATTGCAAAGCTGATGATGCCGAAGCATTACCAACCCCCAATTCCCCTACCCAGGAAGAACTCGAGCAGGAGGCTTCCCTTGAAGAAAAAGCCAGAGCCGAACTCGCCCTTCGCTTTCTCACTAGGAAGCGGCTCCTCCCTTTTGTTGAGCGGTTTAACCCCGATTACTCAGCTGGCTGGGTCCATAAAGACATCTGTCGTCGATTGGAGCAGTTCAGTAAAGACGTGGTTGAAAAGAAAAGCCCTCGTCTTATGTTATTTATGCCGCCTCGGCACGGTAAGAGCACGCTTGCGTCGATTGCGTTCCCGGCTTGGCATCTGGGTAGAAATCCTAACCACGAATTTATTAGTTGCTCGTATTCGGGCTCGCTTGCGATGGGCTTCAGTCGCAAAGTCCGACAGCTACTTCGTGAGCCAACTTATAAGACTGCGTTCCAAACTAGGCTCGATCCTGACAGCCAGTCTGCGGAGGCTTGGCTCACTTCTGATGGTGGAGGCTATGTCGCAGCTGGTGTCGGCGGCGGTATCACAGGTAAAGGCGCACACATCCTTCTTATCGACGATCCGGTCAAGAACCGAGAAGATGCTGAAAGCCAGAACAACCGGGACGCTAATTGGGATTGGTACACTAGTACTGCTTACACACGTCTTGCTCCGGGCGGTGGAGTACTTGTTATTCTGACACGCTGGCACGACGACGATCTTGCCGGTCGACTTCTCAAAGCTGCCACCGAAGGCGGCGACCACTGGGAAGTAGTGAAGTACCCTGCCGTAGCCGAAGAAGACGAAGAGTTCCGTGAAGCCGGTGAGGCGCTCCACCCCGAGCGCTACGACGTCGAGGCGCTTCAGCGCATACAGAAAGCAGTCGGTCCCAGGGACTGGTCGGCGCTGTATCAGCAGAACCCCGTGGCAGATGACGGTGACTACTTCACCCGCGAGATGATCCGCTACTACGACCCCGACGACATCGACCTCGATGCGATGCGCTACTACGCAGCCTGGGACTTGGCCATTGGTAAACGAGACCGGAACGACTACACGGTCGGCATGGTCATCGGCGTCAACGAGAACGACCAGTTATTCGTGATGGACGTTGTGCGTGGCCGCTTCGACGGCTTCGAACTCGTGGAGCAGATCCTAGATTTATATGAGACGTGGCGTCCTTCGATTATCGGTATCGAGAAAGGCCACATCGAAATGGCACTGGGCCCCTTCCTTGAAAAACGAGTCAGGGAGCGTGGACTGTTTGAAGCCTACTTTAAAGACCTCAAGACGGGGCGACGGGACAAAGAGGCCCGTGCTAGAGCGATCCAAGGCCGTATGCAGCAGGGCATGGTTTACCTGCCTCGCGACGAGCTGTTTACAGGACCACTTGTCGCAGAATTATTGAGATTCCCGAACGGTGTTCACGATGACCAAGTCGACGCGCTTGCGTGGCTGGGTCTCATGATGACGGAGTTTGCTTCTTACCAAGCACCTGCCGTGGTCCGTGAACCGTCTTGGCGGGATCGTCTTAATCACCTCATGAAACCTGAACGCAACAAATCTGCGATGAGTGCATAGTTATGGCAACCTTTAAGAGCAAAAAACGACTAAGCCCCGGCGAAGAGGCAGAAATCGCTTCAGGTCAGTGGGACCGTTACGTCCGAGCCCGTGATAACGGACACCTCGAATACATCGACAACGCAAAACGGTGCGATGCGTTCTATCGTGGTGACCAGTGGGACGAATCAGATCTCGCGGCTCTTGAAGCCGAGGGCCGTCCAGCACTGACCATCAACACTGTACTTCCAACAGTGAACACGGTCCTTGGAGAACAATCCACGCGCCGTGCAGATGTGCAGTTCAAACCGCGTCGCAACGGCGATACCGACGTTGCACATACCCTGACTAAGTTGTACCTGCAGATTGCAGACAACAACAAGCTCGACTGGGTCGAGCAGCAGGTGTTCTCAGACGGCCTGATTCTCGACGGACGCGGGTACTTCGACGTACGAATGGACTTTTCGGATCACGTGGAAGGTGAAATACGAATCACGGCCAAAGATCCACTCGACATCCTCATAGACCCTGACGCTAAAGACTCGGACCCAGAATCGTGGAACGAGGTCTTCGAAACCAAGTGGATGACCCTTGATGAAATTGAAGAGCTTTACGGGAAAAAGAAAGCGGAGCAGCTGCGCTTTATCGCAGAGAACGGCGCAGGCATGGGCCGCGACTCTATCGAGTATGAAGAGAATCGCTTCGGAGATCTGTCTTCTACTGACGATTACCTTGGCGCTGGTATCCCCGGTGATGATGAGTATCGCAATGTTCGTGCTCTTAGGGTCATTGAGCGCCAGCACCGTCGCATGCACCGGGTTGATTGTTTCGTAGACCCCGATACTGGAGACCAGCGTGATGTCCCAGAAACATTCTCAGACGCAAAGGCGAAGAAGTTCGCTAAGCAGTACGGCCTTAATATTATTTCAAAAGTTAAGCGCAAAGTTCGCTGGACTGTTACGTGTGATCAGGTCGTGCTTCATGACGATTGGAGCCCTTACAATGGTTTTACTGTGGTGCCTTATTTCGCTTACTTTAGGCGTGGCCGTCCATTTGGTATGGTCAGGAATCTCCTTAGTCCACAGGAGCAACTCAACAAAATAGCCAGCCAAGAGCTGCATATTGTTAACACCACCGCCAACAGTGGCTGGATGGTCGAGAGTGGCTCGCTTGTTGGTATGACGGCTGACGACCTCGAGGAGCACGGCGCAGAAACAGGGCTCGTGCTTGAGTACAACCGTGGTTCGCAACCACCCTCCAAGATTCAGCCTAACCAGATCCCCACCGGTCTTGACCGCATCAGCCAGAAGGCTGCGGCGAATATCAAGGCGATCTCAGGTATCAACGACTCGATGCTCGGGTCTGATAGCGCAGAAGTATCAGGCGTAGCTATTCAGGCTAAGCAGAACCGTGGCGCGATCATGATTCAGGTACCGCTAGATAACCTGCGTAAGACACGTCAGTACCTAGCCGAATGCATCCTCGATCTCATCCAGACCTTCTACACCGAACAGCGGATCATCATGGTCACCAACGAGGACGACCCGCTTCAGCCTCGTGAAGAGATGGTTATCAACCAGATGACCCCTGAAGGACGGATCGTGAACGACCTAACACTAGGCGAGTACGACGTAGTCATCGCCACGGCTCCGGCTCGTGATTCGTTCGACGAGGTTCAGTTCGCAGAAGCACTCAGCTTGCGTCAGGTCGGTGTTGCTATCCCAGATGACGCGATTATTGAGTACTCGCACCTCGCGAAGAAAGGCGAGCTTGCCAAGCGTATCCGCATGATGACGGGTGTCGAGAAGACACCAGAGCAGCAGCAAGTGGCGGCAATGCAGCAGCAGATGGCGCTGCAGCAGTTGCAGCTTGAAATTGCGAAGCTCGAAGCTGAAATACGCAAACTTCAGTCCGAGGCGGCGGTCAACATCGCCAAGGTACAGGACACAGCCGAAGTTCAGCCTCAAATACGCATGGCAGAACTGCAATCGCAGCTTGAGATGAAGAACCGCGAGCTTGATCTACGTCGCGAGCTATCGGATCTCACTAACCAGACACGCAGATCACAGCAAGAGACCGCTGCTGCTACCCGAATTGCTGCTACAGCAATGCAAACCGCTGCAAAACAGCAAAAACCGCAACAGGTGAACATACCGAATATGCGGACCCCCGAGAATCAATAGGAGATTGAGAGATGTCTGACGAAGATCAGAAAGATGAAATCGTATTTGACCGGATGCCCGGATCAGATGCACCTGAAGAGCCAGCGCCAGAGTCGTTGGATTTGAACTTTGGACTAGGCCAAGAGCCAGTGGAGGAGCCAGAAGATGTTGAAGAGGTGGTCGCGGAAGCTGAAGAAGCTTCAGTTGAGGATGTTGAGGAAGTTGAAGGCGCTGAAGATCCTGTTGCAGAGGACGAATCAGCCCCTGTAGAGGCCGAAGCAGTAGAAGAGGAGCCTAAAACAGAGGAACCTGCTCAAAATAAGAACCATATGATCCCAAAACACCGATATGACTCGGTTAGAGCGGAAAATAAGGCGCTTGAAAAGCAGGTAGAAGCTCTTTTGGCACAGCAAAAAGACCCTGACGAGTATGTCAGTGACTTTGATATTGCTGCCAAAGAGGTCGAATACCAGAGTTTGTTGCTCGATGGTGAGGATAAAAAGGCCGCTGCACTGCGGCAAGAGATCCAAGCCGAGAGAGATGCGCGATTAGAGCATCATTTGATCGCAAAAATCACTCGCCAGGTCAACGAAAGCCAGCAAGCAACGGCTTTACAGCGGGCTGCATCGCAGATTGAAGAGCAGTTTCCGATTTTTGACAGTAAATCCGACCAATACAACGAGTCTTTGACCAACGAAGTTAACGCGTTGCACGTTGGTTTGCAGCAACAAGGCATGAACACGGTCGAAGCACTCGATAAAGCCGTGAAATACGTGTTGATGGGCAATAATTTGCTCGATTTGACGTCTTCTGAGCCCGAACCAGCTGCCTTGGGACAAAAATCAGCGCCTCGCGTGGATGAAGTCGCCAAAAAACGCGCAGAAGTCAGCCGAAAACTGAAAGCTGCAGAGGCACAGCCCCCAGAAATGCCGGGTGAATCGTCATCAGCTCGTGGCGAAAAGCCTATGGACATTCTCTCCATGACGGAAGACGAATTTAACGCACTGCCGGAAGCAACGCTGAAACGATTACGCGGAGATATCCTGTAATGCCAGCGAAAAAAGACCCTAAGTTAGCCCGAGCAGGTGTCTCGGGCTACAACAAGCCTAAACGCACACCGGGCCACCCCACCAAGAAGTTCGTTGTCGTAGCCAAGGAGGGCAACAAAACGAAAACGATACGTTTTGGGGACGCCAAGATGACTATCAAAAAGGACCAACCTGCGCGGCGGAAGTCGTTCAGGGCGCGTCACAAATGCGACACCAACCCACCCAGCAAACTCACCGCACGGTATTGGTCGTGCAAAAAATGGTAAGGAGCTAGATATGTTTAAGCCATGTGCAGGTTGTACAACTAAAGCAGCGTGTAAGAAAGCCGGTAAGTGTAAGAAGCGGGCTAAAGCCAGACCTTCAACACGAAAAACTCGGGGCTACTAACATGCATAACGGCAAACCATGCAGCTGTAGTAAACGCAGCAAGAAAAAGCCAAAGAAAAAGGCCGCGCCACGTCGAAAAAAGACGTAGCAGCATGCGTAGGCGAGGCTAAATGATTGACCCTGTGACCGCTGCGACAACGGCGACCAAGTGTTTTGCGCTCTTCAAAGCCTGCGTTGAGACAGGTAAGTCAGCCGAAGACGCCATGATGCACGCCTCCCGATGGTGGGGGGCCGCATCGGATGTCTTCTACGCAGATAAGAAAGCCAAAAATGTTTCGGTCTTCAAAAAGCTGGTACTCCCATCAGCCACCGCTGATGCGGCGCGCATTTTTGCACTTCGAAAGAAATGCGAACAACAACACAAAGAGATCAATCAGTTCATTCTTTACGCCTATGGAAAGGACGGTCTCGATGAGTTTCGGGAAATTAAGCAACAGGTTCTGAAAGAGCAAAAGCTACAGCAGTTCAAGCAGCAGGAGCTGCGAGAGACTTTGGGGCTTTCAGCGATCGTCGCTGCGCTACTTGGGGCTCTTGCTTGGGTAGTTAATTTGATTGTTTCGGAGGGTAGATAAGTGGCACGCACAGCTTCGCCAAAACGCAAGAAGGCCAACGATGCATGCGCGAGAAAGGTTAAATCCCGTTACAAGGTTTGGCCTTCAGCATACGCATCAGGCGCAGTCGCCAAATGCCGCAAGGTAGGCGCTAAGAATTGGGGTAATAAAAGTGGTCGTAAGAAAAAGTAAGAAGGGCGCTGCCCTTAGGAAGTGGTTCAAAGAAGAGTGGATCGATGTAAAAACGGGCAAGCCTTGCGGTCGTAAGTCAGCCAAAAAAGGCCAAAGCAAGCGCCCCTACCCTTCTTGTAGACCGAAAGCCGTCGCCGCGAAGATGACTAAATCGGAGAAGGCGTCCTCTGCACGGCGCAAGACCGGCCCTGCCAAGATCAAGCATGCTGTTACAGCGTCAGGAAGGCGTAGGAAAAAATGAAACGGGCGCTTTTGCTAGCCATTCTGTTATCGGGATGTACTGTGCAAGAGCGCAAGGAAGAAAACTGCATTGACTGGGGCACGATTACCTTCGTGAGAGAACGATGCATACCGTTTTATGGTGATTTAGTTTGCGCAGAAGAGGAAGTTACTGAGCTGTATTGCAGACTTTATGACGATGAATAAGTTTGCATTAGAGTATTAGCGTCGCTAATATACGAAGTACATTCGTCCGTTAGT